GCTTTTTGGAGCTACATTATAATAAAATTTTTCTCTTTCAGGTGCTCCTTTTAATGCTAATTCTTCTTTTTTTAATCTTTCTTGACGTGCTTCTTCTGCATAATACTTTCGTTCTTCATCTTTTTTTCCTAAGTATTCACTTAAAGTGTCAGTAACAAAACGCAAATCTTGTTCTCTTAATAGTATTTTTCTTAGTTCATTATCTATTGCCATGCTATAAACTCTCTATTGTTGTGTCAATATCGTACATTTCGCTTAAAATGCCCTGTATTGCAGCAGTTTTTTGTCGTTCCGTGTCATAGTCTAACATTTCTTTTTTGTCCTTAATATCGGCTGTTAAATCTTGAAATGTTTTTCCTGATTTTTCTCGTGCTGATGTAATTTGATTTGTAACATTTGAAGAAGTAAGTCCTGTTTTAGCTTGCACGTCTTCTAAATTAGATATTTGGCCAACTGTTTGTTCTATAAAATTTTCTACAATTGACTGAGATTCTTTATCTATTTGCTGTTCTTGTATATTTTGAGATTCTTGGAATATATCAGGTATTGTTTGTAAAGTTCCTTTTATTTTATTTCTTGCATCTTCTAATCTATCTTTTTGTTTCTGTACTTTTCTAGCACGTTTTTTTGCAGCAGAGTTTTCTACTAACCCTTTTCCTAGACCTATCAGACCACCTATAATTACACCGCCTGCAACTCCTATAGGGCCCCCTGCAGCTCCTATCGTTGCTCCCATAGCAGCTCCACTAGCAGCTCCTTGGAATGTACTACTTGCTGCGTTACTTGTGTATTCTCCTTGTGCCATTACCTAATAAGCTCCTCTAGTTCTTTTCTTTTTCTTATGCTATCTTGATATTGTTTCATAAATCCACCTACACTAGGAGTTAATCCTCTGTCTATTGTAGTTCTTTCTGGCACTCCATATGTGCTAGAAACTTCAAAATTACGCTCTACTGGAGCAAATCTATAATCTACATCAGATGATTTTTCTCTAAAAAATTCTATAGGTACATCAGGTCCTTGCATATTATTACTAGGTGATGGGATACTTCCCATTTCTGCATTAGGATATAATGTATTAAAGTCCCCAAAGTTTTCATCTTCTGATACTGCTGTAGAAGGCATAGTAGGTTTAGATATATATTGATTGTCTGAAGTTATTCCTCCATAAGGTAAATCAAATGTAGCTGTAGGCTCAAATCCTGTTTCACCACCTGGTATAGCTCTTTGCATTAACCCTTGTAATCCTGGAGATTTTCTTGTGCTTTCTACTACATCATACATTTCGTCAAATTCAGGAAAATATTCAACACCTTCTTTTTCAGCTAATTCAGCTCTGCTTTTTTTTCTTGCTTGTTCCTCGTCATATTTGCCCATATCACTAAATATTAATTGCCTGTCCTCTTCAGGCATATCTAGCATTCTATCCATCCATTTAAGTCTGTCTTCTGAATTTTCAAAATTAAAATCTAAATTTCTATCTGTAACATATTTTTGTTGTTTTGCCCAATACTTATCATTTTCGTCTTGATTATTAAAATATGATTCAAATTCGCTTTCTTCGTTTTTTAAATTTTCAAGCCTGTCTTCTGGACTTTCAAAGAAATTAGATTCTTCAAAAATAAAATATGAATCAGGAGGGCCTTGTTTTTCTTTCGAGTATCTAAGCTCATTTTGTTCTTGTAGTTCTTCTCTAGATAACAATGGTGGTGCTTCTTGCATTGATTTATCGTGCCATTCTAACAATGTATCTACATCTTGTTCGTTTATTTTTTTGCTAAAACTATCTAATCTACCTTTTTTCCTAAACTTTTTAGTTGTAGACTTATATAAATCACCTAATGTCATTTCGTTATTTGTTTTTTCCATAACGTCACTATTAAGTGTTTTGTATTTATCTTTAAAAACACCTTGTTGCTGCGAATCAAGCATAGCATAGTCTTTTAAATTACCATCATATCCTGCAAGTTTAGCTTCTCTAAAATTACCATATGCATTTGTAGCTAATTTACCAAAATTCATAATAGATTGATATGTTTGCTGAACGCTTTGTAGGCGTGTAAATTCTTCGTCATAAGCTTGTTGTACTTTTGATACAGCAGAATTTATAACGCTACGAGTTTTCCATCTATTAGATGGGTATAATGAGGCTAATGCTTTTGCGCTGATTTTTTTTGACATACTTTGTGTTTTTTAATCCTTTTTGTCAATATAATATAATGTTATAATCACGTCTATTCCAATCAAAAATTTGCTCCAAAAAATATTGAATTACTTGTAGAAGAAGAAGGAGCAACTGTTGTATATTCAATATATGGTCGAAAAGAACCAGATGCATTAGCATAATACAATCCACTTTGATTATAACCTGTTGGAGCAATATCTAATAAATCATGGTCATATTCTACAACTGCAACATATAAATTATCATTGTCTTGCATGTGTTGATAAGCATTAGCATTTAAAATTATATTATTATAACCAGAAGTGGTCCAAGATGAATATTCATTAGAATATTTAGTAACATTTCCTATGTTAGATGCTCCTCCACTTCCATTTGGACTTCCTACTACCCATCCTGTAATATTGTTAAAATCACTTCCAGATAATGTGCTTATACCAGAATTAGCTTGCAAGGCCATTACGTCTGCAGCTGATTGTGATTTTCCTCTAATATATAAAGTAGCACTATCTACTTCATCAACTACGTCTTCAGTGTCAAATTGAAAAAAACTTCGATATATATAATAGCTAAATCGGTGTTTATATGCACTAATTCCAACATTAGAAGAAGATGAAGTTGAAACAGCCGTTCCACTTACAGTACTTTTAGCTCCTGCCCAAGTAGAAGCATTAGTTTTTCTTACATATCCATCATTAGTTGAAGAAACTATTGTAGGCATTAATCTTGAAAGTCCAATGTAGCTGCGCCATAAGCTACTTGATTATCCGCATCCCAAAAGAATGACACTATATCAACGTGATTAGCAGCTGTTGTTAATGTTGGGCTAGTTCCTCCTGGAAACTTAACAGCAGGAACTGTTGCAGCCGAACCGCCACTCTCAAAAGCTAACCATCCATCTACTGCCATAGTTCTGCTTCCAGTTCCATCCTGTTTTAATAATAATGTAAAATTACCTGATGTTGCAGGAAAAGTTAAGTTTAAATCTGATAAATTATCAGTAAGTGTCACCATTTGTTTGTTACCTGTTTTAAAATCTACATCAGTATCAGCTGCATTAAATGTAGGTGTTACTAAATCAAATCCTACACCACATCCATCAAATTCAACATGCCCATCAACATCTAATGTAAGATGAGCAGCTGCTGCATCATCATCTTCTGTAGATATAGTTGTAGCTCCATGTGCAGTAGTTGCTATAGTAAAATAATCACCAGTGTCAGCAGAACTTACTATCTTTAAATCTGTTGAACCATCTTGTGTATTTAAAAGAATGCCTGTTTGTTTATCTAAATCTGCACCTGTAATTGTTAAATCAAGACCTGTTTGACTATGTGTAGAATTAGTATTTCCTGTTAATGCACCTTTAATTCCATAGTTAGTAACTGAACTCGAAACATGATGAGCGCCAGTACTAGAATTTACGTCAAAATTTAATCCATAATTAGATACACCTCCACCAACTACATTTGTTCCAGTATAATTTACATCTATATCAAATCCAACATTACTTATATTAGACCCCCCTGAAGCATTTCCACTGTGATTAATTTCAGATTTAAGAGGATGTATACTTGTAGTGCCAGTAGTTGTAGTATGAGTTTTAACAAAAGTTTTAGTTCCACCTATTAATTGAGAGTTAGATACATTAACGTAATTAATAAGAGCAGTTATCATTCCATTGGCAACAGTAATTGTACCATCAGATGTAGCTGTTGTGAGAATACCAGTTCCTGCAGCAATAGTTAAAGTGTCGCCTTGAGTTATCGTAGAAGGATTAGTATTAGTTGTTGCTGCAACTGTAAATCCAGAACCCATTGTATTAGCATAATTAGAAGCATGTATAGTTCCAGCGCTTGCTCCAGTCCAATCTATATGCTCATTCGCTACAAATCCTGCTAAACTATCATGATTGGGAGTAGTTGCACCAGTAGCATCATAATTTAAAGTGCCATCCGCATTTGTAGTTATTCTGCTGTTTAACCAGTCATCACTATTAGAAGCTCCAGTTCCTCCATGTGCAATACCAATATCAGTTCCCTCCCAAACTCCTGTTCCAATTGTACCAACAGTGGTAAGATTAGCGCATGTTGTAATGCTTGCTTGGGTACCTGCAGTAACTGTACCTGCTGCAGTTGCAGTTGTAGCATTGCCCACAAGCGCTCCCTGAAAACCAGTAGCAACTAATATGCCTGATGATGGATTGTAATTTAAAGTTCCATCAGATTCCAATCCTAAATTCCCACCTTCAAGAGCACCGCCTGAAGTAAATACAATTGCATTAATTTCATTAGTATTTTCATTATCTGTGATAGTTACAGCTGTTGCTACGGCTGCAGTTCCAGTACAAGAGCCAGATGAACCAGATACATTACCAGTAACATTACCTGTTAAAGCGCCTGCGAAACCATCAGCTGTTAACAATCCAGAGCTTGGGTTATATGTTAATCCAGTATCTAATTCTGGTGATTCTGTAGTAGTAGTTCCATCTACAAAAACTAAATAATGAGTACTATCAGTTGAAGTATTAGTAGCAATATTATGAAATGAAGTTGCTTTACTTGCTATTCCACTTAAAGCCCCATTAAATTGAGTAGCTGTTACACCTGCTGTAAATGTAGCACTTTTATCATCAAATATTGTTAAAGCAGTTGCTAAAGAATTAACTCCAGTACCAGAACCGCCTGCTCCATCTGCAACTTGAAATATAATATCTCCACCATCTCCTGTACCAGTACCTTGACCTGCAGATATAGTTAAATTACCTCCTGCTGTATCTGTTCCAAATGAAGCTTGAACTTTTAGCGTTGCAGCACTAGCAGCTGCCATTATTATATCATTGCCGCCAACATACAAATCTCCCTCAGTTGTAACAACTCCTGCAGTAGTTATTATTAATTTTGATACCCAATTACCACTTTCGTATGAATAAAAATATAATTTATTATCAGATGCAACTGATTCTATTTGCCATTTATCTGCATTATCATCACCTTCATCTGCCCACAGTTCTATTCCAGCATTATTATTTTCATTTCCTTTAATAATTAAACCACCTGCATTTAATGCGTTAGTAACTGTTAAATCACCTCCTGCAGCAGAAATATCACCTGTAATAGATAAATTTCCTGTTTCTATATATGTTTTAATTTGAGAAAGAGTAACTCTACCAGTGCTAGCCTCTCCATGAGTTTCACCCGAATCATCAAGTAATAAAAAATCTCCATCAGCAAGAGTCGCACCAGTAAGATTAGTAGCATTTCTAATATCTACATCTTGCCCATCAACTAATTTAAAATCAGATGCAGCATCCCTTGTTATTTTGCCTATAAACTTTGGCATTATGTAACCACCATATCTGTTATAGAAACTCCAGTATTATCACTAACATAAAAATTATATGTCTCTGTATATCCTGCACTATTTTCTCTATCTGCGGTCTGTACTGTCCTAAAGTCCCCACTTATATCAGTTCCACTTGAATCTTTTATAGTTGCAGCTGCCCCTCCTTGGTCTGGATAACCAAAATATATGTATTCACTGCCACTATCTGCCGCTATTGTAATAGTTCCTAAGTCTGAATGATATTGAGAATTACTAAATGCTCCTCCACTTAATGTAGGTAATTTATAGCCTTTATTATCATTATCTATTCCCCCTGCAAAAGACTCAGCAAACTCTCCTTGAGTTGGACCAGTAGTTGCCGCACAAGACCCCCATACCATCCCATTAACAAAATAATATCTTTCTGATGTATCATCTGTTCCAGAAGTTGAATCTGAATTTACTCCACCATCTATAGAAATAACTTTTGCCGATATATAATCCCCACTTGCACAATGCCTTGAAAGTGCGCCATCTGCACTAGAATCAGATGCATTATCTGTTTGAGGAACAACAAAAGCTGTTCCAGAAGTATGAGTATTACTTGTAACGCTTGTTCCTAAATGAGATGCATTTTGAATGCTATCTGTTTCAGAACCATTTCTCTTATATGAAATTGTTGGGTTAGCATCTAATGTTCCATCATCATTATTGTAGTCAACGCGAACAAACATATTTGTTAGAGTTCCTACTAATATTGCATTATCTCTTTCAGTAGTACCCCCAGTACTTGTTCTAAATGTAACGTCATCAATAGAAAATATAAAACTAACTTCAGTCATAACTTTGTATGCCATAGTTGTAGAATCTACTTTATGATGTAATCTATTGCTTGATGTAGAATAAATAAATGAAGTACTGTCAAATTCTGATATAGCTGCAGGAGCATTAGTTTGTACTGTAATAGCAGGTATTGTAGCTCCTAATACATTTCCACTTCCATCTGTTATAGTGCCTGCAGTTACAAGATTTCCATTTATATCTAATTCAAAATCTGCTGCATCAGGTAAAGTGCTATCAGTTGTTGCGTGTATTTTAAATTTACCTGACGCACTACCAGTAACTCCATCATTATCAGAAACATCAAGTCCCATAACCCAATTAGGAGTACTATCTCCTAAAGATATAACTGCGTCTTGATTTGCGTCAGATTGAATAGTTATAGCTGTTTGAACTGCTTCACCTGTTAATCCACCTGGAATAAATAAATTATTTGTTGCTATTTTAACAATATCGGAAACTGAATCTGTTTTAGGCTCATGAGTAATATCACCTGCATTGGCTGCTGTACCGCCTGTAACATTTATTCTTTTAGCTACTATCTTAGCGTCTGCTGTATCATCAGCATTTCTAAATTTTAATTCATTGTTTACATTTTTTAATAATATTTTACTATTATCAGGACCAATCTGCAAATCTTCTTTAACTTTAGTTTTTTTAAAGTTTGCTTCTATTTCTCCACTTCTAATATCATTATATGATTTATCCCATTTTCTTATAGAAGGTATATTTTTTTCTGATATATCAACAGAAGACCCGTTAAATTTTGCAGTTTTATCTATTTGGAGGTTTTTGACTTTTAAATTTTCAACAATGCTTTCATCTTTAGCATTCATATTTGATAGCTTTGTCATATTCCATTTATTAGCATGATATGCAAATAATGCTAAACCTGTCCCTGGAATATATCGAAGTGTAACTACACCTTCTTTTGCGTCAATAGCAGTAGGGTATCCAGTTTGTATTTTTAACTGAAGATTAGAAGGTTCTCTTAAATTATCTATTTTCCTATTTGACATTTTTCATTCTATATACTATGGATATATCTTGAATACCAAAATCTGCTTCTATGCTTGAAGTACCAGTAGTAGGAACTATTCTAAGTCCTAATGTATATATATTATTAATACTTACTTTAAATCTTTGTCTAGAATAACTTCCTCTATTACCATCGTAATTTGTTATTGTAGAAGCAGCTTCGTCAGCTCCTACATCTACCCAAGAATTACCCATATTAGATGAATATTGTAATTTTAAATCACCATCAGAGTCTTTAGAGGTAATTGTAATGCTATGTATTTTTTTTCTTACTTCTGGAGCTCCAAAATCTAAATGTTTAAATTCTACTCCAATTCCTGTTGAAGATTGTATGTCACTTGAAGTAGCTACTGTAGAAGTTCCATGAGTTATACTTGTTAAATATGTATCATCTTCACTGTTATACATTGTGTAAAATTTTAAATTATTACTTCCATCTTTTGAAAGATATACAGGTTGGTTATTTACTGTATCAGTAACAATATTTGTTGTTTGACTTCCAAATAAAAATACGTCTTCTCCAAAAGATATAGATTGAGTTCGTAAATCTAAAATATAGGCATCATCTGTAGTTGTATGACCTACCATAATCTGGTCTTTTAAAGGAACATATAAAAGTGCTAATTTTTCAGGTTCTCCATTAACAAAAGTTTTCCAATCTGAATCAGATAATTTGCTAGTTAATTTAGTAGGTTCACCTTCGCCTATAAATATATATACACCACTTTTATTTGCAAATATCACACCTTTATCTGTTTTGTATACTGCCATTACACTTTTAACACCTAAGTGTTGATATGTATTTTCTAAATATTCTATTGAACCTGCTACATTTATAATACTTAAACTGCCTCTTTTAAATTGTAATATTCTATCATTAAAAGATTCTAATACTATAATTTCATCTCCATCATTAACTGCTGCTTCTATAAAATTATCACTAGGAAATAAATCAGGTCTAGATGGTAATGATTTTAATATTCTATCTGGATAAATAACATCGCCTTGCATAACATTTCCAGCATATACAACACCATTATTTATTGTATGAGTTTTGTATCTTGCGCTTGTATATTCTACATCATTTCTATATAATGCTCTAGTTTCAAATATTTCTACCATTGGAGGTGTTTCTATTTGTAATGGTTTTAAATCATTATAATCTACTGGAGCTTTAGTATTCCCAGTAAATCCTGCATCTGCAGTTAAATTACTCATATTATGATATATAACATTATCTCCTGTTGAGCCTGCAATATCTTGAGTTAATACTATTTGACCATCTGTTTGTTGATTACTATCTGCTGTTATATGTAATGTTTGAGAATTATTAAACGAAGTTACATTGTTAATAACTTTAGCTAACGCATCAGCAATTTGCTTTGCTGTAGATAAACTATTTGTTCCTACGTTTATACTAGTATCTCCGCCACCAATAACATCTCCAGTTAAAGTTGTGTCACTAGTATCTATTTTAAATACTACTGTATTATTATCTGAATCAAATAAAGTTAATATTTCACCATTACTTGGAGCCCCTGTAAATGTTAATGTTGCTGTAGATTTAACTGGTTCTGCAGATACTATAGCTTTAAATGAGTCATAAACGCCCATAAAAGTAAATGTTGCAGATTCTCCGCTTGTAATTGTACTTCCATAAATATCTTCATTAACAGTCAATATATTACTTGCTATTGATTTTATTGTAACTTCTCTTTCGTATTGATTATTTATTAATGTTGCTCCTGTCAATGCAGTAGTTTCTGTAACAATTTTAATTCTATCTCCAACTTTAAAAAACTTAGAAAAATCTAATTCAGCAACACTTGTTATAGTATCTCCACTAACATTATGAGTATATTTAATATCTCCTGCTGTACATACTAAACTTGAATTTTCAAAACTACCTGCATTTACTTCTTGAAATAAATTGTACTTTGTAGTGCCTGATAATCTAAATCCTTTGTTTAAATCTAATTCTCCTAAGAAATAATATGATGTATCACCTGTTTCTGCATCTTCTAATATTTTAGAATAATATATATTTGCACCGCTTATTCTTTTTCTCCCTGCAGTTGCATGATTCCATCCACCTGTTATAGTAGCTTCTTTTAAACAAAAAGATAAATATAACATTTCTTCTTTTAATTCTATTTCATTAGAAGGTAATGTCCCATCTCCAAATTTATTTGATAATGATGTAAATTCATACATTTTAGACTCTTGTTTATCATCATAAACAAAACTATAATAAAATGTGTATTTACCATTCCAATTTCCTTCTACAGCTTTTTCGTATTCTATCGTAGATATTGCAAAAGGTACAGGATTAAATGAATAATTTTCTCCTATTCCTGTACTTGAAGTATCTGAAGTATAAAATTCTATAGGAGCTGTTTGATTCCCAGAATCTGGTAAATTAGGATGTTTATACAATTTTGCGTTATTATCAAATTCAGCTATATCAAACCAACTATCGCTTATTTTAGTTCCTAAAATTTCTTGTTTTTGAGAAGGCAATGTAACTGTAATAGTATTATCAGAATCACTTACGGAATCTACACATGCACAAAAGTAGTTTTCTTTATTTTCAGTATAAGTTGTGTAACTTGAGCCAGTTATACCATCTTTTTTTACTAATATTAAATCTCCTTGTTGAAAATGCGATGAAACTGTAATTCCACTAGGAGCTTTACTTTGAACTCCAATTATCGCTTTATTTCGATACCATCTTGCGTTACCGCTTCCTGTAAATGCTCCATCTGGATACGATACACTAGTAATTGTATAAAAATCATCTTTGTCTAAACGAATATACCTAACAAGAGGGTTGTTTGGAGAACCATAAGTTCCTAATTTAAAAGTCATATCATAATATGAACTATCATCATAATTTTGACTATTTGTTGAACCTGATTCTCCTCCCCCATCTGAACCTACAAAATAAAAATAATAATATGAATTATGACTGCCTTGCGATGGTTCGTAATAACCTCCTGATTCTTTAGTTCTAAATTTTACAAATACATCTTTAATATTTTTAGCATCATATGCACCTCTTAAACCTGTATATTTATTTTTTTCTAATTTAAATGTTGTCCATCCAGAATTTAATTCACTTTTTTGAAAATCATAATATGCAAATGCAACATTAGCTCCGTCATCAAAATCACCATTAAATGTTTCGTCAAATTCTGCTCCTGTATCACCTGGAGCATCACCTGCATTTCCTATATATATTGTTAATGCTGATTCTTCTTTTAAATTTGTTAATGCATCTGGGCTTATATACAATGTCACTAATAAAGCTCCACTATTAGAAGAAGTTAAATCAACTGCTTTATCAAATGCTTCTGTTGGTCCTAATGTCCCATCTAATCCACTATGATATTGAAAAGTAATATTTCCTTGTTCGTGGTCTCTTTTAAAAAACCCTATACATCCTTTAGCAGAACTACCATCAGGCAATGGTGGTATTGGTGCTGTATTATTTGTTATAACATTCCATTTACTTGCTACTATTGGAAAATGTTGATTTTCATGCTCTTGATGTGTAAACCCAGAAAAACATCCATCAACACCTATAAATTCTTTAAATAATTTTCTATTTTTAGATGCTACACCTTTATATGCTAACATATTAATAAAACCATTTTCCATTTGATTTGTATATAAAGGAGAGCCATCAAATTTAACAACGCCATTAGTAGGTTCATCTATATCTGCTGGTTCAGCTATCCATTCTAAATATTCTATTGTATCGTTAAAATATTTTCTATCTATATATGTTAAATATTTGCTTTCAAAAGGAGCTCTTGCTGTAGACGTCCCTTTTTTTAATGATTTAAAATTAGCTTCTATTAATCTTATTGCTCCTTCTATAGAATATATTATAGGAGATATTTCAGAAGTAACAGAGCCATTATCATCTTTTAACACTAAAGCTTCTTTTAGATTTCCATCTGTAGCTGAATCTACTAAAATGTCGCCAAATGCACCCATTTCATAACTAAAATATTTTACTTTTTGGTCATACGAATCTGTGTATACTAATGCATTTTGAGATGTTGTAGATGCATTTAAATCATTTAATGTACCATATTGAGCTGAATGTAATACTAAAGTAACATCTGTTATTGTAGCTGTAATTCCTGCAAGCCCTGGAGTTATAAGCCATAGTCCTCCTAATACAGAAGGATATTCTACATTACCTGCTCTTATTACAACTGAAATAGAACTTGTTCCAGTAGGCGATATAATTGTATTTTGACCGTTTAAAGATATTATTATATCTCCCCCTGTTAAATTTGCAGAAAAATCTAAAGTTAGTCTGTATAATTTCCCAGATGTAATTCCAGGACTTACAAATGTTCCTAAATATGCTGCGCATCCTGGAGCAAAGTTATTAGCAGTCGTTAATACTAATTCACCTCCTGTAATAGTCCATGGTTGCGTCCAATTAGGGTTAGGTTTGTGAAATTGCCAATCATTAGGGGCGTCAAGTTGATGATTATTTGTGTTTAATAAATTTATAAACCCTGTATCTGTCCATAAAGCAGCTCTTACAGTATCACTAGACCCATCTGGATTAGCTGATTCATATAACTGGACATCTGCACTTGCTACCCCTTTAGCTACAGAAAATAGTGAATTGTCTCCTGAACCAACTTTTATTATATAGCACCATATTTGACAAGCTCCATAATCATCATCAACACTGTCAGTAGCAAATACTTGAAGTACAAAATAATCTGTTGTTGTATCCCAATCGTCATTTGGACTATTAGATAAATAATTTCCAATTGTTAAAGCAGCGGTAAGAGTATCGTTTCCAGTTTGAATTACATATATTTGTGATGGGGCATCAAATGATACAAACCCTAATCCATATCCATTTTCTGGTCCTACTGTATAATTTGTTTGGCTTGAAAGTGTAGGGACTACATTTGTTTCATCGTATTTTAATACAGTTGTTTCTCCCATTCCCCTTATAATGCCAGGAACATCGTACATTAATCCAACTGACTTTGTAACCTCATTATCGTTTAATTCGGTTTTATTTATTCTGGAATTTATACCGCCAGAGAAGTCCCTTAAATCTAAAACTCTCTTTGGCATCGTTAACCTCCTGCTTGGAGTTTAGGAAAAATTGTTTGTATTTGTAATGTGTATAATTCTTTTATATTGTTATATATAGCTGTAGTTGTTTGCACCATTTCTGGGTCTTCATCAAATACCCAATCTGAAATTAATCTTGCACATACTTTTAATGCTGCTCCATATACTACTGCAATTACCCAGTCATCTGGAAATCCTGAAGAAGCTGTTTCTACTGTACCTGCTGTACCTGCACCGCTACTAGATAATCCATTTAATCTAAATTTGTTTGTTCCATCAGTTCCTACATTATTTACAGTTGTAGTTACGCCATTATAATCTGTAGATGTTTCAAAATTAGACAAAGTAACAATATCACCATTAACGAAAGTTATTGTTTCTCCACAAGTAAATACTGCTGGGTCTGCATCTGTTACAGTTACTTCTGTATGAATTTTATGAGAAGTTCCTATTGTTGTTCCATTATATGCAGTTGTAGGGTAACCAACATGATTATATTTATAAGCATTAGGATTCGCACCTGGCTCTGGATATACATGTATTTTATTGCTTTTAACAAAAAACATTGGCTCTGTTTTAGACGGATAAAACATACTATTTACATCTTGTAATTTTCTTTCGTATGAAAACGGCACTTCTTTGCATACAACGAATTGGCCATCTGTTCCATTTTCTCTTAATACATTTAATATTTTTGTATTTGATACTTCTTCTCCGTTTGATGTTTTTTCAGATGATTCTACTCCAACTGACCAAAGCATTTCTTTAGGAGCTAGATTAATAACATCTTTAATTGCATCATTTAATGAATCAGTTATAAATGCAGGGTCAACACCTTGACTAGGAGTTTGTATTAAATCTTCTATTCGTGTTTGAAATGTTGACATCTAAATAAAATCCTGTAATGGTAAAGGCATAATATCTTGCATTGGTTCTTTTGCCCTAGATGTATTTATATATTCTTTTTCTATTGAGTATGCCACACCTTTATGCCCTGAGCCTAATTGTAGTTTTCCAGATAAATTTAATAAATCTGCTATTGTGTGATGTATTGCTGCTGTGAGCAATTGGTCTGGCAAATCAATTTTACTTGTTACATTTTCTTTGGGTTCAGGTAATGCATAATAGTATACTTTTACTGTACCCGAAACATTTTTTGTAAAATAAATTTTATCTGAATCTTTTGTAAATTTTCCTGATACTTTGTCTGAAGCCATTGCTGTTGCGGCAGCTGTCGTACTATCAACTGAAACTGTAAACGTGTCTGTGTCTGTAACTGTTACTGCAAATCTTTTATTGCTTACAAATTCATCATAGTATGCCTGATTCCCAGCTGTATTAACTGCTACTATTTCTGTTAATCTTACATAATCCCCTGTAGACAATCCATGTGCCGCTACTGTTTCTACTGTTAATGTATTTTCACATCCTGTGCTTGCACCAAATAATGAATCTACATCTACTGTCCCACTAGCTGTATCATTCTTGATAAAATATCCTACATGCGATACATTGTCATCATCATTGTCTATCATTGCTGACTCTGGAACAAATGGTATTATTTTTTTACTATTAGAGGAAGAAGAGTCAGAACTAATTAATTCTACTTTATATATTTGTTTACTATAATCTGCATTAGTAAATACAAAATTATCACCACCTGCAGTAAATTCTTCTTTGTTAACTTTTCTAACAATTCTTAAAGCAATATCATTGACTAAATTATCAAATAATTGCGCTTTAAGTTTTTCACTTACAGGAAAAGGTACTTCTAGCGTATTGTCTAGACTTACCTGTATTAATTCATATGCTTCTTGGTATCTCATTAATATTTAATTTTTCTTATTACTTTCTTTTTAGCTTTCTTTTTAATTTTCTTTTTTTTAGTTGAAATTTTTTTTGCCATTTTTTTCATTATTTTACTAGCCATAATTTAATTCCTTTTTGTGATATAAGGGAGGAAAAAAATCCTCCCTTATATTTATTTAGCTATTACTATTAAGTAAGCTTTAGGATTGCGTGTGTTTGTTCGTTACGAACTTCCATACCAACTTCCATTAGCCACTCATCAACTCTAGCATCTCTACCATCATTAACGACATCTGGCCTAAGCTGCATGTCTCTTGATGCAAGAGGTCTTAAGTCAACATTAGCCATATCTACAGCAAGTGCAAAATCTTCATACGCACCTTTTAACATTGGGTGAGGTACAAAGTTTAGTACTCCTACAGGGCCTTGATATGTTGTAACTCTTAAACCAGCAGTTGCATTAGAATCGCCTGAGTTAACATTAATAGACGCTCCATTAGATGCTACAGGAGTTCCTGTTGGACCAATACCTTGTCTTCCAAGAGCTGTAATAAATCTCAACCACTTGTTAGAGCAAAGAACTGTTTTTTCCATAGAACCTTCCATAGTATCAGAGAAAATATATTCTACGGCTGCATCCATTTCATCTAGTCCAGCACCTGCGAATGAAACTTGAAGATTAGAATCTCCTCTACCATCAAGTGATTGAATAACACCAGTTCCAGCAGCACCACCTATTCCAAATCCTGCCATTGTTCTTTTAGGATTTTCTGATGTTGAGTCTAGACTTATATCGCCATTAGTAAGCATAGCAAATTCAATATCAGACTTGATTTTAGCAAGTTTTCTTGCTTGTAATCTAGCTAATTCTGAACCTCCATAATGCTTTGACGCATTAGCAGTACCAGTAATTGCATAAGGCTCTCTAAAGATTTGAGTACAATTCTTTAAACGTCTTACTTTTTTACGAGTCTCTGCTCCAATTGCAGCACCCTCAGCATATGTACCAGGACCACCCTCAAGCATAAAATAATCAGCATTTGCAAAGTTAGCTTGACCAAATCCATTAGTTCCACTATGAGTTTGATATCCATAATATGTTGTTGCTACAGCATTATCATAAAAAGCACCAGCAGTTCCAACATATGTTAATGTTAATACTCCAGCAGCATCTGCAGTAATAACATCTGTTCCATCGGCAATTGCTTCAGTATTATATGCTGATAAACTAGTATGCACATGAGCACCTACAAATTGTACCATATTATCTGCAGGAGAACTATGATTAACATCTTTCCCAATTGCAATACAGATTAAATGAGTTACATTGGATGCTAAAGCAGCACTACCACCAGAAACTGAAGCTGAATATATACCACCTACTTCAAATAATTCGGCTTGAGCCTGCCTATTTAATATAAGTATTGTATTGTGTGAGTTAGCTCCAGTTACAACCGTATCTGATAAATCAGCAGCTGTTATTGTTGTTTTAATTGATTTTTGAATCATGTATTCATCTTCCATCCACTCAAAAATTGGCACTGGAGTCACTGCTGTTGACATGCGACCCATAAGTGTCAATAGGGGTGTAACGGAAGGGTTGTAGTAATGGATTTTAGAACCGAGTTCCAGTACCTGACGTTGTGAAGCATCAGAAAACTGTAACGCTGTTCCTGTTCCATAAGTTGTATTAGCCATTATTGGCTCCTTTCCTTAAGTATTATTGTTATCTATTGAACTTCATAATACCATCCCAAAATTCTTCAACAACCTTTTTTTCACTACTTTTTGCAGGCGGAGTAGACCCCGTTGCTGCTGCAGCTGATGTACGCTTAGGTTCAACTGGCTGTTGTTTTTCTTCTGGTTTAGTATCATTGCCATCAACCTTAAGGTAACGATATATTTTTACTAAATTTTCTGTAGTAAGATTAGCATCAGATGTTACAAAATTATAATAATCTGGAATTTCTTTATCAGATAATCCCATCTTTTTTAATTCTAATACTTCTTGTGCTTGTCTTTCTGCAGCTTCTCGTTCAGCTCTATATGACTCAAGCTCTTTTTTAGCAGCTTGTTGTCCTTGAGATATTAACCAACTATCATATTCAGCTCTCCATTTTGCTGAAGATGAATCGTCTATAGACTCATCTAAAATATCATAGTCTTCTGGTTTTTTAGGAGGACCTGATTCGTTTTTAGCAATTGTATCTACTTTTTCCTTCATAGTTTTTACAACTTCTGGATTCTCTTTTAAAAATCCGTCAAGCTTTTCAAGCCTATCAAATTTTTCTTGGTCTTCTTTAGACCTATTAGAATCTTTGTCGTATTTACTTTGAAGTTCTCTGTATGATTTTGCTAGACTTTCACGTCCTTCTTCATCATCTTTGAACTTATTGTCAATAAGCCATTGTACGTTTTCTTTAGTATTTTCTATTACCTCTTCAGGTTGGGTTTCAACATTAGATTCTTCAGCTTGAACTTCCTCTGCTTGAGGTTCTTCAGAAGAGCCTTGATTAAAGTCGTCTAAGACGTCTATCATATTAAGGTTATCTTCGCTTTTAGTTTCTACTTGTTGTGTTTGGTCGTCTGCCATTACGATGCTCCTTGTATTTAAGTTACCCTATTACCGATGGTTTTGGTTCAGGGGCTTGTTTTTCTGAGTTAACCGAATTTGCAGCATTGGCTAAATCACTCGCTACTTGCTGAGTCTTGTTACGTTGACGTTCTTCCTCTATTTTGCTTGTTGCTTTTATATTAGAAACTGCTTGTGAAACATTTTTAGTAGCTTCTGATACTTCTGCACGCATCTTAGTATGGAACAACTCACGTTCTCTTGTCTGCAAGTCACCTGAGAGTTTTTTAACCTGCTCTTGTAAACTTTGTATAGTTTGCTGATATTGAGATATTTCTCCATGACGTTGAATAAGACTCGCTTTATCGTCATCTGTTCTCATATTCATAATAACTTGTGTTTTATCGTAAATACCAGCTCCCATTAATTGTATATCTCTTTGTAGGTCAGCCATTGGAGATTTAGCTTTTGTAGAACCTACAACTACTCTTATATCTATTAAGTTAGTAGTTATATCATATAATCTTTCAATTTCTCCATTTTTATTCATTACTGCTTCGTTTACCCTTACATCTTCCATCATTCCATTTGGACTTGTTATTCTTACAACTCTTTCTTGGTTGTAAACAAAAGGTATCCATGCAGATATAATTTTTCCTGCTATTGTTAGCATATCATAAACAGGCATAACTTTCCATCCCTGTTTTTTAGATACAGATTCTTCTATAATTTGTGCTTCACCTACTGTTCCTGGTGAGCCTTCTCCGTATCCTTGTAAAAATTTATAAGAACCAAATACTTGCTCAATATCTAATTCGTATCTAGATTTTTCTGTAAATAATTGACTAGATACTGCAGGAGGTGCATATTCTTTAATTTTACCATCTCTTAGCGCACCTGGGTTTGCTCTTATAATAGCATTTGGTATATTCCATTTTTGTAATTCTTTAGGGTCAATTGCACCATCTTCTACAACTAATTTAAAATTTGTAGTTGCTGATGTATGCGATATTAATAATGCCTCTGTTCTATTTAACATTCTTTGAGGACTTTTAGCGTGCCTTACATCTCCTGATGGATAAGGAGTTCCAGTATGCTCATTACATGCTGGTATAATAGGATATGAATCTATAGGTAAAATTTCATCATAATATATTAAATCTCCTACAACACACGTTTCTCTTACTTTAGTTGTATAAATAATTTTTTCTGTTACAGACCCTTGGTCAATTAATTCTTGATATTTCTTGTCTGCTTGTAATTCTTCATATGATTCTTTGTCAAATATTTGACTTTTCCCTGTAACTAGCTCTGTTACTAAAACATTTGGAATGCTGACCTTGGCAAAACGCACAAATTTTCTAACAGTAGGTTGCTGGTCGTGAGTTGCATCTCCTCTTGTATATATGTCATCTCTATTATAGTTTCCACTAGTTTCTTCGTCAGTATCGTAATCTTCTTTTAAATCGTCAATTTTATCTGCAATATCTGGAAATAAAACTTTTAACGATTCTTTTGTATGTAAATCAGTATAAATTATACTAGACGCATCAGAAAAGTCAGGGAGTGATGAATTAGGGTCTACAAATACTGCTTCAGGTTTTATTCTTTTAAATCTTATTCCCCCTAATCCATTGTCTGCCTGGTAGTCAGGATATACATACAAATAACATAGGCCTTTAACAATAAAATCTTTACAGGCTGTCCTAAATTGAGTATCTCCTTTAGAGCTATACCATATTTCATCTAAGATTTTATTATATATACCAGCTATCCTGCCATCGTCAGACCCTACTCCCTCGACATCCCATTCTGGTTTTGTGGATGCCATATTAGATAGGACTTGCTCTACTGCAGGTCTTATTTTGTTATTAGATTCTGGAGGTTGACCAACGCTCATTAAATATTCTTTTTGAGCTTCGGTTAATTGTTTTCCTAAATAAAAATCATAATCTTCTGCCATTTGGTAGCGAAATTCATCGCTTTCATGGTCATACTGAGTATACTCATTTCTGACGTCTTCGGCTTCTAGTTCTGGAATTTCTAAATTTTGGATTTTTATCATAGTTTTATGCTCGTATTTTAATACTTTTTTTAATACGTTTCAAAGTACTTTATTTAGTTGTATATTATTTCCCCTGTTTCCCAGTCGCACATAGGAGTAGAATCTGGAATATAATACTCTCCGCTATCATCATATTCTAATAGCGGAGAGAAAATATCTTCAGTTGCCCATCGTAACGCATCAAGTGTATCTTTAGTAGTTAATGCATGTTCTTTAAACCCTAAAAGCTCCTGCAGAAGCTCTGTTTGGTCATTTTTTAAAAATACAGACTTAGATGCAAACATTGGTTGCATTGATTTGATTCTGTAAAACTTTTTTTGTATTGCTTTCTTTGGAGATATGTTTAAGTATCTTCCAGTTTTTTTAGATACCTTTTGAACATAGTCAGCTAACATAACATGTCCTGTTTCCTCAATGTTAATACCTTTGGGTCTATACATATCTGCTAGTTCAAATAGTTTATCTGCTCCATCCATTGGAGATACTTGGCCTCTAAAGTAGTCAACTATATAAATATTGAAATCGGCATCAACTGCCACTATCATTATTACTGTATAGTTCGCTTTAATGTTTTCAGAAGACGCAGGGTCAACTCCCATAAAAATATTAACGGGAACTCTGCGAGACGACTCACCGTCCCTAATAACCAAAGTGTCAATCTCACCATCACGAGAATAATAACCATCGTAATACTGCACATCATCGCGCTTAAAGACACGAAAAGAGTCATCCATTGGGACATTTTGATACTCTTGGAAAAAGTATCCAACATCTCCCTTTGCTTGCGCTTCCTCACGCCGCTCCAATAGCCAGCTGTAAGGACGCCTGTCTTCCCAAAGAACTTTAGGTTCGTTATTTTCATCTTTAATTTCCTTTCCAGAAGCTAAAAACTCATGTGCTTCTGTATCTTGTAAAATTGATTGGTAAAATAATGACTTCCACCCTTTTATTTTTTTTTCTCCATGGGCATTAAAGGCTCGTGAGCCAGCTACAGTGTTTAAATATGCATCTTCATCTACAATTGTACCAACAAAAACTATTTTACCGTCATCGGAACCAGGTACTACTGACGTATCTATCCACCGTCTAAATTTTTCTCGTGCCATTGGAGTTTGTGCGTTTCCGTCACCTTCACCATCATCTATTATTGTTAATGTAGGTCTATAAGCACCATACTTAAGACCCCTAACTTTTTGACCAGTACCTCTAACCATTAATTTGCAAGAGGCTGCTGGACTTCCATCTGGATTAAATTCTGTTATAATTTCTTTTTCTTCTTTACCCCAAACGTCGCCCATACGTTTACCAAAGAAAAATTGTAATTTTTCGTTATACTCTATTTCGTCGCCTATTGTTTCTAACAAATACTTAGACTGCATTTCAGATTCTGATATTAATAATATAAATCGCTCTTCAGCAAACAATATTCGATGTAATGGGTATATTAACGAAACAAGCGTTGATTTTGCATGTCCCCTAGGCGCAACTATCGCCATTTTCTGCCCTTCTTTTAAATGTAGTAAGTTATTTATAACTTCTCTGTGAAATGCAGGGCTTTTACTACGTACATGGTAGTGCATTGGGTAGTTTTTGTCGCCTAATATAACTTTAGCAAAGAAAAATACATCAAGATACATCCGTTTTACTATATCTTTTTTTTCTTCAGGACTTAAATCGTAGTTTATCATACTTTTTCTCGGTCTATAGGTCCTTGTATTTGTTCTATTACGTTTTCTAAAAATGTTACTTCTGCAAGCATAGCGTCCATAACGTCACGAACATCACCTTCAAGCTCATAACTTTTATCTCCTACGTGTAAAATACCCTCTAACACGTCAAGATTTACTTCCACTTCTCTGATTGCTGGTAGTTTTGCGAACAGTGATGCCATCAAATTCTCCTTTCTGCATAAATTTATCTAACTCATCATCTGATAATGTCTTTCTTACTTCTGCAAGTAGCTTTTTATCTCCATCAGACATAGCAATTAACGTAGAACCTTCTATTTGTTCTATTTTTTTATCGTCATGTCCTCTAAGCGTACTTACTCTATTTAATGCATTTAATCTAACATTCGGTGGCATTTTTGTGTTTTCTATAAATTCTTTGTAGGTATCTGCAATATAATCATCATCAACACCTATGTTGTCAAATTTATCTTTCATTAGTTCACTCATAAGATTCCTTACGCTTTTTTTCTTTAATACTGCCCTACCACGCTTAAGTGCCATTGTAGGGTTATTGTCACTATAAATAGATTGGTATGCTTTTACAATGCTGTCTTGTGTAAACTCTCCAACCCCATCAAGTTCTCCATACTTAACAAGTTTGCGTACAAACTCGGTTTGCATTACAGTAGGCTTGACATCTCGCACTAAATCATAGTTCCAGTCTTTTTCCCAATAGTCATTATACTTATACGCGTATATATTAGACTTGTAAGTAGGAACTTCACCATACCCAGTTCTTATATAAACAACAGGTTTCTTTCTATCTTTCTTATTTTCTTGTCGTTTTTTAAGGACCTGTAGGACTTTATTGTCCGATGTGAGTATCCAATCGCCTTTATCAGCGTTACGCCAGTTTTTTTTGTATTTTATCCCCAAAATTGTGGCTTCTTCTTCTGTAAAGACGTCAAATACTATATTTCTACATTTAACTTCCACAATATAATATAAAAAAAAATTTGGAACTTTAAAAGAAAAGGTTATAAATTAAGATGCTTGACATCTAAGTGGGTTGGTTTGATACTTTTAGCACTTAGATTTAAAACTCACTACTAAAAGGGGTTTAAGGCACAGTGAGAAACCATGTCGAAGATAGTAAAGGTTGCCTTGTAATGTATAGATTATAAATAAAACTATCCGCAATTCCAACTATACTTGAGGATTGTATCTTATCAGGAAACGGCTCCAGGTATCAGATTAGAGACGAACCTTATTCTTATTATAGGGGTAGGGTAGTCTCTATCTAAACCATCGAAAACTCACCAAGTATCAGTTAACCAAGTATACCTAAAAAGATGTATACCTAATAAAATTAAGCTTTGTCCCAAGGGGGAGCGAACCCCAACATCCGTATAGCCCAATAGCTCCCCCGCCTCCCTCATACTCTGTTTTGAAAATTAGCTAAAAAATCTGTGGATGGTACTATATATAGAAGCCACCCCCCTCTTGCTCCGTTCGCGTTCGAGCTTTTCGTTGAGTTCGCGTTACGCGTGCGTGTGCGTGCGTGCGTAGGAGAGCCTTGTACGCGTGTGCGTGTGTGTGCGTGCCTATTATTAGCAAAATTTATTTTCATTTATTTTAAAAAAAGCTTGTATATATGCTATCACTATTACTAATATATTGCAACGGCAGACGGAACGGCACAGAGTGGGACGGAGTGGAGCAGAAAAGTTTTTTGACATAGCGAACGGGAGTAATTATCAAATTGGGATATTGTCCCAGACTGAGAGACGGCAACGTGATTTTATGGACTGGTAGAAAATATATTAAATGTAAGTTAATATATGGTTGAGAATGTCCAAAGACCGACAACCAACACCAAAAACGAAGATATATCTCTAAGGGGGTATACATACACAGGCAGACGCTTTCTCAAAATGGACTGGTTTCTCTAGTAGCAAGGTCATTGAATTGGCTTAATTGGGGGCTTACACCCTCGAAGATG